GTACATGAAAATTCAAAAGATTCATCGCACTTGAGATTACGCAAAAAAATAGTAGACAGACAAATGGAACTGGGTCGACATGTGGTTATTATCGATAGTAACATGTTTTTATATAAGAACACAGATAATTCAATGAATTATTTACGTTATAGCTTTGATGGAGTGTTCCCTACCACTGGGATTTATTGTGATACCACACCAATACCGGGTAAGTGGGATCAAATTAAAAATGATATTGGGTTAGAACTTGAACCATACCGGGCTGACGGCAATCATATTTTACTATGCCTCCAGAGAAATGGCGGCTGGAGTATGGGCACAACAAACATATTAGATTGGGCAGCCGAAACTGTTGTTAATTTAAGGCAGTATACCAATCGCCCTATTGTGTTGAGGCCGCACCCAGGAGACAGATTAGCAAGATCTGTAATTGGAGATATTAGTCACATGACAAATGTTGTGTTATCTAGTCCGGATGCTACATTAATGGATGATTTACAAAACTGTTGGGCCGTGGTCAACCATAATTCAAGCCCTGCTGTGGGCGCTGCCATTCAAGGCTATCCTATCTTTTTAACAGATCCTGACCACAGTCAATGTAAAGAAATTGCCAATGTAGATTTTGCCAATATTGAAAATCCCATACTGCACAATCGAGAAGATTGGGTGCAAAGAATATCAACGTTTCACTGGAATTTTGATGATGTTAGGTCAGGACAGTGTTGGGCGCACATGCGCCAATACTTGCTCGATACTCCGCAAATTTCTGAGCCCATGCATGACGAACTTGTCGCATAGCATCTGATTTATAAATCTTTTTTTGGTAGCGACGATTTTGATAGGTAGAATCATTATTATTACCAGTTACATCAAATCTATCATGTACAACTGTAATAGGCAATTCTTTAACTGCGTTGGCTTCGTGACATATATCTTGTATCCAAGAATCATTGCAGTTACACAAACTAAGTGATCCAAATAAATCAATCCATTTTCGTGGAATTAAAGGAAACAGCGTCATTTTTTGGCTAAACTGCTCTGTTGCCATGTGAAACATTCCCATAAAATTTTTATGCTCTAACAAGCATTGATCCCACTCGGACGATTTCATAAGGGCATCATCGTTCCATAACAACAGCCACTGTCCCTTAGATTTTTCTGCCAGCAGGTTGTAGTAATTATGTAATTCAATATAACCCCAAGGTGGAGTCTCAAACACTTGAGAATGTGCTCCGTATTTTGAAATAAGATCAGTCCATTGGGCCGATGTAAAATAGGTTTTACTCTGTGTATCGTCATTGTCATATGCAATTGCAATTTCAATTATTGACGGATTTGTTGCATTTTCTAACAAGGTTTTTACACTTTGTTCAACCATAGAAACTCTTTCACGAGTAGGAAGCATCACTGTTACCAATATATTTGAACTCATACTATATTTAGTAACCTCACCATTAACTGACCATATAAATATCTCTATGAATATTCCTACTTTTGTAATCGGCCTTAGTCAAATTCCCAGTTCTTCAAAAAGCGCCAATAGAGTTATTTCGGATCTGCTAAAATTTGGAATTCGTGCTGAATTTTGGGAAGGCACTTACGGTGACCGTGCCCAAGATATTTTTTTGCAAGAAAATCGAGTACTTTATCACACTAGCTTTAAAGGCAACCCAATAGATGATGAATATAGAGATTCGTCAATGCGTCCCGGAGTTATGGGATGCTTTCACAGCCATTTTAGATTATGGCAACACTGTGTGAACATTGACAAACCTATATTAGTTTTTGAAGATGATGTTATATTTGAACGTGGGTGGACTCCAGTGGAGTGGGAAGATATATTATTGGTGGCCACTGGAAAATCTGTATACAAAGATGAATGGTATGCAGAAAAACTTTATAATCCCACAGGAGAGCCGCAAGCCGTCACGCTTAACCGTAAAGTTATGCCCGGAGCAGTTGGATATGGAATTACTCCCCAGGGTGCAAAAAAACTCACAGACTTTTATAAAAATTGTTTTGCGCCGGCTGACAATTCAATGAATATCACTGTAGTTAATCTACAATGCCATACATACCTTATGGGCCGTGCCGCAATTGACGAAGATGGTAAAAAAAGTTTAACTAAAACCAAAATGTGGTCTAAGCGTGGCCGAGCTTTTGCCAATAAGATTCGGTCCTGATAACTTTTAAATCTTTAAGTTTACTGTGCCCTGCATGTTTTCGATCACCTTTGAGATGATCTAAATATTGTCCCCAATCAGAATTAATTAACGGGTGACCTTCGCCGTTGATTAGATGACTGCTCCAATCAAGTTCAATCATTGGAACTTTTTTGCGTACTACATCAAACACATAACTGTCGTGCCATTCGGCCATGGTGAATATACCAGTTTCTGCATGATCATATACTTGTTGAAATTCTTTTAAAAACATTATGACATTTTCGGACTGGAGGTTCATTGCATACAGTCCACACTCTGTGTATTTGTTTTTTCTGCCAAGGAAACATATATCCTTATTGTCAGGACATAATTCACAAAGCTGATTGTGTGTTATAGGACTATGACATATTGTATCTGCATCCATCCATATCAACCAGTGTGTACTTTGTGTGTTGGCAGCAAAAATAGCATAAACTTTATGTGCAAATCTTACAGCGTCCCATTTAAATCCTTTACCGGCATCTTTTCTAAGACTTCTGATTGGATCGTCAGTTACATCACCATTGGCTTTGGGTATGTCTTTCCATTGTTGTTTGAATAACACTAGTTCTGGGCTTGCCTGGTGTAAATTAAATACCTGCAGATTTGGTGCCACTTCTTCAACTTCGCAATCTTCGGCATATACCAATAGATCAACTTCGGTTGGCCAATTCTGAATAAATGATTCAATCATTCTTTTGCCGTATTTTTTATAACCGTCTGTATTGAAAGTAGTAACGACAGAAAATTTGTGATGCATGCTTGTCCTTCATATAACTAATTGTATATTTAATCGGGTTACATTATGAGAGTAGGTATTTTTGATCAGTATGGTGCGCTGAACAGTGCGCCAGTGTTTGCGGCCATTAGAGAAGGGCTTGACAATATTGGTATTAAACACACCAGTATGGATAGTTCAGCAGATGTTGCTATTATTTGGAGCCAGCTATGGCATGGACGCATGAAGGACAATCAGGCAATATGGAATACATTTAGAAACAGTGGCAGGCCTGTGCTAATAGTAGAAGTTGGTATGTTGCGTAGAGGAAGTACCTGGAAGCTAGGCATAAACGGAACTGGCAATAGTGCTTATTATGGTCAGAGATTGTTACCAGGACGTGCGGCAACATTAAAATTAGAGGCCAAGCCTTGGACAAACTCAGGGTATAATATTGTTATTGCCGCTCAACGGTCAGACAGTGGCCAATGGACAGGACAGCCGCCTACTACTGCCTGGTTAACAGAAACTGCTCGTAAAATTAGAGAACACACTGATAGACCTATTATAATAAGGCCTCACCCAAGACAACGTATCAATGACATTCCTGGGTGTGTTATAGAAGTGCCAAAACCTGTACCTGGCACATACGATGGGTTTGATTACAATCGGTGTTTGTCAACTGCCTGGGCTGTGGTTAATCACAACAGTGGACCAGGCACACAGGCCATTATGGCAGGTGTACCTGCATTTGTTGACATCAGTAGTTTGGCAGCACCAGTGGGCAATTTAGATTTATCCACTATTAATCATCCTGTTAGGCCTGATCGTGCAACATGGCTAGAGAGATTAGCGCACACCGAGTGGTATATAAACGAAATTACCACAGGCTTTCCTCTTAAAAGATTATTGTTGTCCCATCCAGGATAAATTTTTATCAATCCACACTAGAACTAAATCTTGTTGTCTAAGATGCCCATGCCGTTTGATACTGTTGACTGCGGTCTCGGGCAATAGATTTTTATCAACTAAATCGTACCAAGATGTAGTTTTTGGATCCATTGGTGCGTGATCACTTTTATAGACAATTGCATGTATCCAATTATCTTGTGGTCGCTTTAAGAAAAATCCTGCGTTGCAATCCCATCCATTTACGGCCAACATGTGCATCAAACTAACAGTGGTGTGATGATAGTAGTTGCCGTGTGGTTGGGTAAATGATAACTGTCGAATGTCCATGTTAGTGGTTTGTGGCACAGATATAACTAGCATAGCACCATCTTCTGCTATTGCGTTCCATTTGGCCAATGTTGCCAAGGGATTGATACAGTATTGAAAAGCATCGTGGCACCACAGAACGTCAAATTTTGGAGTTTTTGGCAATGACGATAAGTCTTCAAAATCTAACATTTGATATTTTATGTTAGGATATTTTTTAAACAAAAGAGGTGCAGAAGTTTGATCAATTCCTGTGCACTTGATGTTCAACGGTTCGGGTGCATCGTCCCTGGTAGTTCTTGTAGACCACCACTCTAAGTCTAATCCTGATCCGCAGCCAAGATCAACCAGAGTACCGATGCTCATCATAAAATCATCATACTCAAACAATGTATTAAGTATTTCCAAGCTATGCGCATGGCTTTCGTCTGTGTTTTTAAATGTCATAATTGTATGTCTTCCATTCCGGCTGCTCGCAACCTAACAACATGTCCCAGCATGAAGTTTTTACTTTCCATTGCTTTCATTATACCCAAGTAGCGATTTCTCAAAAACGCCACCTCGTTGATGATGGTTTCAAAATCTACCACTTCGTCTTCACCATCAACATACTTTTCAGCGTCACGACTTGACAGTGCACGGGCGTAATTTTCAAGGTATTTTTGAAAATGCCTGCGTCGAATTTTGCGTAACTGTATGTTTAGGTAATTTAATACTGCTTCAATTTCCTGCAACTGATTAAATCGATGCTCTGTAATGCCAGGTAGTGAAGAGATATTTTTTTCTACTACTCCGCCAATTGAGCAATCACGTCGTGCAGAGGCAAGCTCTTGTTCATAATAAGAAATAAAATTTGGAATTTCACCAAGATTACTGCTAACACGACTATACCACATTATTAACTTTCATTATGTATCCATTTGATCATTGATTCTGGTAGCACATTAAGATTGAGATCTCGTCGTTTTGCAAACTCTGTAACATAGGTTACGAAGTTTTGTTTTTGTATTTCACTATACGGTTGAGATATAGTTGATATTAATTTTTCTTTAACTGCAATATTACTCAATGATAGTTGAGCAATCAGTTGATCTTTGCTGTGTTGATCTAGTACATTGATATTAAGAAAGTCTGGATCTAAACAAACAGTATATATGGCATTTTCTATAGAGTATATTTTAGAAAATTCTAATAGTCCGTGTAGTGTTAGATTACTGATGGTACAACCAAAAATTATTTGCAATCCTGAATCTTGTAGAATTTTGAGATTTCTTTGAAAATTTTCATAGCTGTTGCCATACCGATTGAACTCATACAGAGAACCAATATTTTCTGCACTTACTATTGCTGTCACACGATCTCGATTTTTTATTTTGTTAACTTCGGACTGCAACCTATTGCTGTTTATTCCGAGACCTGTGTAAAATAACACATTGTTAACATGCAAATTATTCAACAAGTCAGGAAAGGTGCTGTATAAAAATGGTTCACCGCCGGTTATTTCAACTGTATCAACATTCTTAAACTGTGCAATGTTGCTGATTAATACATTGGCATTGTCTGTGCCAGCAATTTCTTGCTGACTGAGCTTTGCATATATGTTGTCTGCAATTGTAATATTGAAACGATTAGAATCATATTGGCTGGTGTCAATGTAGCTGCCGTGGTCTTTGATATCTCTATACCATGCTGAGCTGTATTCTTTACAACAATAACTACAAGTTAGATTACATGTTTTCCCCAACACTATGTTTAGTGTTTCAGGAGTTGATTCAATTGTTGTATGAGTTTTTTCAACAACGTCTTTTATTTGTCGACGACTTGGTAAGCCCAGTCTCTCTGGAGTCCAACACATTGTTTCACAACTGGCAACAGGTAGATTTTTCAACATCTCTGTGCGTTCTTGATGCATCAATGGTGTATTAAACAATTTTCCAGGATTGGCTTTTAACCAATTCATGTCAATACTGGCGCTGGTGGCAGCACAACACGAATTGGTCATCTTTTTTTCTATGTCAACTGTTAACCACGTGAATTTTTGGTTGCAATAGAAATCGTCAACAACGTCCATTAATTACTCTTCCCAATCTTCGTAATCTTCTTCTTCTTCTTCTTCTTCTTCGTCAAATTCTTCTTCTTGTGTGTTGATGTAAGATGCCAGTGCTACTTTGACATCGCTGTCACCTTTAAACGCAGTTTTGATGTCATCAGGATTACAGTCATTATCAACCAGCACAGAAACCAATACTTCTGCGGCCTCCGCCCTATCAACTCTATTGATATAGCGTTTGAGTTCGTTCCAAATTTCACTTGATAAATCTACTGCCATTTTTATTCCTCTGTTGTTGTGTCTGGGGTTGATGTTTCTTTCTGGTTAGCAAAGTCTGCCATGAGTTTGTCCAAGCAGCCGTTTTCATTTGCTTCCCATTTTTTACGGAATTGTTTAATAACTTCACCATCAGTTGTGGTGAACACTAAACTATTGCCTTCTTTCTTGAGCATGCCCTTTTTTTCTGCCAAGTCAACTAGACCACTGTGTGGACTCATACCTGTTGAGTATGGAATCTTAACTTGCATGCCTTCGAACGGTTTAGCATAGCGTGTTTTCATAACTTTACAACCTGCACGAATGCCATTAACTTCGCTTACTTTATTGCCATCTTCATCTTCTTTAAGTTTCATCTTCTTCATGGCCACCACAATCGATGAGGCGTAGATAAAGCCTTGACCACCTGAGATCTTGTCATCTGGATCAAACATGTCTTGACTTGCGTATGTATGATTTGTGGCCACTAGTCCCACATTGTAACTACCAAACATGTTGACAGAATTACGAACAAGACTTGTCAGTGCCTTGGGCTTACGACCCATGTCACCTTTCATGTCACCTGCTTCAAACTGATTAACATCAGTGGGAGTCAGCAACATGCCCAATGAGTCGATGACCCAAAGCACTTTCATGCGTTCTTCTTCTGGCAGTGCTTTGTAGTCTGTCATGAATGTTGAGATTGCCTTGGCAACATCATCAATCATACTCATGTTGAGTTTAAGTAACTTTGTTGGGTCTGTATCTACACCAAGTGCATGTAGCCAAGACTCGTCAAGTGCGTTTTCTGTATCAACAAGAATAACAAAAATACCTTGTTCTTGTGCATTTTTTACAATGTTGCCTGAACAGATGTACGACTTGCCTGCACCTGACTCGCCTGCAAACACAGTGACTTTGCCAAGAGGAATGCCCTTGTTGAAATCTCCCGAGATGAGATAATTTAAAGCATAGTTACCTGTGCCAATCCAGTCAGTGGGATCATTGAACCCAATACTAAGGCCTTGAATGCTTTTAGTAATATCCTTGCGGAACTTTGAGATATCAAATGGTTTTGCCATTATATTTTCCTTTTAAAAATTGTTTAAGTGTTTAGCTGTGTTGTGTCACCAGCTGATTAAATTCTAAAGTTTTCCATTTTATTGTCAAACTAATTCTTGGGTAGGCCTTTGTATACGTGTTTGATAAAAATACAGCATGCGGTACCTTGACATCAAGCAGAACAGGATGTTGATCAATGTTTATCCTGCACGACTCATTAAATGAATCAGGGTCAAGACAATCAATAACATGAGTTTTATTTGGCTTGCTACTGTAAAACACAGTGTCACTACGACTATGATGTATTAATGGATATACTAAACTAGCAGTACGTGTTGTGTCAATATGTAGCGGTACCGTTTCTCCGTTATAGGCAATTTGCAATCTAATTATCAGATCATCGGACGACTGAGGGAAATATTCTTGTACTTCTTTTTTTATTTTTTCCACTAAGTCATCGGGTAGTACACACGAATCCATAACAGCCATACGACCAAAGTTCCATCCGTATGCTTTTACAAAGGTATAGAAATCTCGAAATCGTAAATTGCCCAATAAGAGTCGACGATATCCACCGGAATCAGTTTTTAAGGTCACAGGTAAACTTTGCCAGTCTAAAGACCGAAGTTGATTAAGTATTGGCCGACTTAATTCGAAGTCTTTAATAACAAAATAGTTCTTAGTCAATGTGATTTTTTCTTAAAAAATCTAAAATTACATTAGCAATTTTAGAATGTCCATCTTCAACTGGATGTAATTCATCTAGCTTGCAGTCTTTGATTAATGTTTGATACGAGGATTGAGATATAAACAATTCACGATCAATAGCAGATGTCAATGACTTTACTGTATTGAATTTATCTTCGATACGTCGATCATCCATATTATCGTACAACACTGGATTGAATTTTAATATCTGTTTAAATTCATCCAATGTTATATCAAACAACAGGTTATTGTCAAATGTATCTAAAAAATAACAGTTGATTTTTTTAGTTTTGGCAAGCATTTGCAATGAAACAATCATTCTCAACATGTCTGTGTAGTTCTTGTATCCATTAAAATAATGTTTGAACACATACTCTGTTTCTTTTGTTTTGATGCCAGGAACATGTTGATAGATTCGCCCGGGTTTTTCACCGTACCCAGATCCAGTTTCCATGCGTGTCCAAGACGTAAGAAAAACCAACGCTAAGTCAGTATCGTTGGTGAGTATTCCATCAAATGCTTTTCTATAGATTCTGTAGTTACTTGAGCCTGCTCTAGATTTGTCAACCAAGTTATAGTTTAACTCGGATGCTACAAGATTAGGCCAT